CAATCGCACCAGTGATACCTGTTGCTCCTAATGCACTTGTCAAGCCACCAAGGATGCTGTTTAAACCTAACCCTAAACCACCGAATAAACCAGCGCCAGCAATTGCACCAAGGATGCCCATGCCAGCACCAGCACAACCTGCGCCAGTACCAGGCGCAGCGCCTCGTGCATTTTGTGGTAAATTAGCAGCGGCACCACCTTTAGAAACTTGACCGTTATATGTTCCATTAATAAGTGCTGCTTCATCTGCACGGCGACCTGGATTACTGCTTAACGCACCAAGCTGACCAGCCATTTGATTGCCATCACCAGTTTGCGCAGCAGCAACAGCATCACTTAAACATGGACTATTAGGACCATAATTATAAGCAGCATCAACATACGCTGCTTGTTGTTCTGGGGTCATGCTATCCCATGCAGGACCAATACGATTAGCAATAGCAGGTGCATAAGTGCTTTGAATCTGATTCTGCATTAATGCTTGTGCATCACTTTGACTTATTGATTGCCCAGGCGTAACAGGACTGCCATCTAAGTTATAGTGATTGCCGTATCCAATAGCATAACCATTGACATCATAATAGGGTGTAGAACGAAAACCTTCATGCGAGGCAATAAAACTAGCGGTAAGTGTAGGGTCTTTAAGTGTTGCCATTTTTAACTCACATTTGTTCTGCTGTATGCAGGCGGTGACCAAGCAATATTACCAGCTATATATGTATCTGCGACTGCATTTAATAAACCTGGTATTGCAATAGGTGCGCCTGTTGTAACCAATTTACGCAAACCCGTAGGTTCTTTGCGAAGATTTTTATCTTGATTACTGCTTAAATTAATTTCACTGCTTTGTTGTAGCTGTGTTAGTGGAGTATCTTTACTAAAATATTCTTTAGCAAGTACTGGATTATCAGTTACACGATGTACTGTGCCACCCAATCTACTCGCAGCATGATCTGCTGCAGTAAGTGGTACCAAATTAGTAACATCTGCCGTACCATTAAGCGCAGCGTTTTTAAGTTCGCTTCCATTATGTAAAGCATCTAATACATAAGAAGCATCTGTTCCAAATACATTTTGATTAACGTCAAAGTCAGATACAACATAACCAACGCCACTTGTGCTAAGTGTGCTGCCTAATGCATAGCTATTGCTTGCAACGTTGCCAGTTTTTTTATAGATGCTTGCTGGTAAATTAACCAATACACCAGTTACACTATCACGGATTGGTGGATGATAATTATTAACTACTGACACATTAGGTATTAAACCGCTGCGTGTCCAATTAAACATTTGTGTATTAATTGTAGTTAAACCTTGAAATAGATTAGGTTCGGTAAATGCTTGACCGCTACCAAATGTACTTGTAGAATATGTTAAAGGAGTATTATAAAATTGCAAGTTAGAAACATTTGCTAAACTATTTGCAGCAAGATAAACTTGTGTATTGCTTATGATTAAATCAACTACACCAACAAATGTATTGGGACCAGCACCGCTATTTGCTATCCATAAACTATCACCATATTTAATTTCGTTCGGAAAATGTGTGCCGCTTCCACTTACTATTTTACTTGCAGTGTTTGCCGTAATATTTCCAGTCGTATAATACGTATAAGTGAAAGCATTGGCGCTTATTGGACGATATTTAAATACAGCATTGCTAATATTAATTGCACTGTTTGTAGTAAATGTTGCAAATGTATTGCTTACTACTGTAGAAATATAACCAGCAAAATTGCTATTTGTGTTACCTATTACTGCACCTGGTTTTAACTGTGTAAGAAAAGTTGTGCCACTTCCATACACATTTCCGTTTGCAGTATAGACAGTAATATTTCCTGTTCCGTTTGTGTAACTTCCCAATGACATTACAATGGACCTATTAAAACATCAGATTCAAATGGTATCATTGTGTGACCACAACTATCAAGCACACTTAAGTAACCTAATGGCCGACCACCTACAATTATGCTTGGAGTTCCCATTATAATTGGATTAGGTGGGTGAGGATGCGGACCAAAACCAGGATGGCTTGTTACGTAATCACCAATTCGACTAGCAGGTCTGCCATTGATTAATACACTATAGTCGCCCATAAAAGCAACACCACCTACAGTATTTGGACTTCCTATCTTTGTTGGAATAGGCATTGACTCTCCTTTAGGCAGTAGCCAGTGTCAGTCCTGTTGTTTTAGCAAGATACTGAGTGGCAATATCACTTTCGGTTCTACCAGAAAGAACAACTGCTCTTTTATTTAACACAATCGTATCCGTAGGTCCAACGCTATAGATTGCTGGTGCTAATCCAAATCCACCTTGCGGAGTGACAATCATAACTAGCGGCTTTAACAGTGTGTAGGTAGTAGCATCACTTTCACTAACACGGCTAATAATTTCTTCACCAGTGACAGTCTTAAATGTATAGACAGTATTCTTGTCGGTCTTATTGATTAGCATTCTTTCTTTCCTGTAATTCGTTGATAGACAATTTACTTAGTCCGCTATAACCGCCCTCTACTAAAAGTTTTTTATTGTAATAAATCTGCGGCACAGTCTTGTGACCTTCGGCTACTAACCAATCACGAACACCCTCGTCATTGATATGAACTTCGGTATATTCTTCACCCCAACTGTTTAGAAGGTGCTTTGCTCCGTCGCAATATGGGCAGTTATCTTTTGTATATAATGTAATCATTGATTATTTCTTTTATAAACTAAATCCGTTAAATGAATTACTATCAACATCTTGTTTGGTGCCGCCGATAACATATGATGAGATTTCAGTTTCCTGTGGAGCAACCTGAACTTCTGCGCCAGCAATCCACTTTTGTGTCCAAGGTAACGGATTATTCTTTGTAGGATATGGCTGACCAAGACCAACTGCTTGCATACGCTTGTTGGCAATAAACTCAACATATTCAGCAAGTAGTTGATAGTTTAGTCCAATCATGGAGCCATCCTTGAACAAATATTTTGCCCATTCTTTTTCTTGTTTGACTGCATCATCAAACAACTTGATAGCATCTTCACGACATTCTACTTCAATCTTGGCATAATCAGGGTCATCTTTTGGCAAAATCTTCAAGAGCGTTTGTGTGCCAGCAAGATGCAGATTTTCATCACGAGCGATTAACTTAATAATCTTTGCATTGCCTTCCATCTTTTTCAATTCAGCAAATGCCCAACTACAAGCAAATGAAACATAAAAACGAACACCTTCAAGAATATTAACGCTCATAAGTGCAAGCCACAGTGCTTTCTTGTGCTCATATGAATCATAACCTGGTCTAGGACCAACACCATTAATGGCAAGATCATTGTTCATGTTAATTAGATTATCATATAGAGCAGTAATATCACCAGCACAATCAACAATTTCTTGAATATCCATCATCTCATCAAATATCTTTGATGGATTGGCATACACATTGCGAATGATATGTGTATACGAACGAGAGTGAATAGTTTCACTGAATGTCCAAGTAGTAATCCAAGTTTCCAATTCGGGCAGCGAACAAATAGGACCAAATGCTACTGCTGGCGCACGACCTTGCACACTATCAAGCAGAATTTGGCGCTTTAAATTACTTGTAAAGATATGCTGTTCATTCGCCGTCAAGTCTTTGAAGTCCTTGGCATCACGAAGAATATCAATTTCTTCGGGTCTCCAAAAAAATCCTAACTGGCGGTCTGTAAGTTTATCAAATTGTTTATATTTTAAGGTATCATAACGCTGAATACTGACACCACCATGTGGATCAAGGAACGCAAGTGATTTAGTATGATCTGTTTTATCGTTGGCATCAAATACTGTACTCATTTTACATATCTTCCTTTTTCATCTCTATTATGTTTCATTCTACCTTTATACCATCCTTCTGGTTGACTTTCCATATATTTTTCTTCTGTGCCATTATTATACCATTTTTTACCAAGAGAATGTTTAGAATGATTGTTTTTAACTTTTTCAATCATTGCATAACTGTTGTTGCCTATGTATGGAATTGGGTCAATGCCATTTTTATAAAATTTTAAGTAAAGATGTCTAGTAATTCCAGTTTCTTCTTTAAGTTCTTTATATCCCTTATACATTTTTCCATTATATTCTATTTCCAACATTTTTGCAAAACCTAAATTATTTTTCCATTCCTTGCTTTTTATTATACCTTTACGTGCCTTACTCATTTTTTGTTTAGCAGCATCGGTATGCTTGTATCCAAGATTATCTATTTTGACTCTTTCGGCGTGTTTGCGTCTTACCCATCCATAATTTTTATTATTCCTATTTGCCATCATATTTGCGGCATATAGTAATTTTATATTATCTGGATACATTTTTAATAACAATAAATGTGCTATATAATGTTCCTCTGCGGTTAGCGCCACAAGATTATCCTTTATATCAGTCCCGCCCATACATCTAGGAATGATATGGTGATTTTCAGTGTATGTTGTAAGAGAGCGATTTTTCGCTCTCTCTATCAAATTGTTATAAATGGAATAATAGTTCATACGAATCTCCGTCATACGTATTTATATTTATCCATCATACGTATTTATATTGTGCAGGACTCGCATGCGTCTTGATCTTCAAGCGTAGCAAAAATCACTTCCGATGGTTTTTGTTCAACAAACTTATTGACATC